GGCAATGTTAATTTTGCAATCGGGTTCTGTACGGCTACTTTGACAGCTTTTGCCGTCGGTATGGAGTATCCCATCAACTGTTGTGCTGTGACTTCGAATAGATAGGCTGAACGTAGATAGTTCTCTACGTAAGTGTCTTCCGATAGCTGTGCCAATAAGTTCAATATTCCTTTGTAATCGGCTGAAATTTCCTGCCCGATCAAAGCCATTTCCTTCTGATATCGTCCATACAGATTCACATCGGTCCACGTCAATTCCCCACCTTTGGCATATTTGTCAAACAGTGCAGATATTCGAGCAAGCAGCCATTTCAGACGTTTTACAAAGACAACGTCTATATCCTTCTCAACTTGCCGTTCCATGTCATCAAGCATCTTGTCTATGTCATGTTGGTTCATTGCCGTCACCGCCGTTCTGTGCGGTCTGATCGTTATTCAGTGGTGGTAGATTAGCTGCGTATTCGTCTTGTTCTTTCTTAATCTGCTCTTCCTCGGCATCGACATCATCAACCCACGGATGATGAGCGACAATGGTCTTTTTGCTGATAATGCCCACGCTATCTTTTGCCATGGTGACTTTCTCAGCATCATTGGTGATCATGGTCCGGTTGAATGTCATCTTGATATCATCCGGATCATAAGTACCTTGTCCACTGATACTCAAGTATTCAGTAAAGAACCAAAAGAACTCGCTCAGAGCCTTCCTGAACTTGCGCTCAGTGTGATTAGCCTTCAAGTCGAGCAATGAGTATAGGAACTTCAATGCAACGCCTGACGGGCTGTTGCCGAAGTTATCCGTCCGCGTGTTCACGCCTTGCCCGAACGTGTAAATAGATTCTTCTAACCGATTCAGATGTTTGTCTGAACTGTCAATTGGTACATCCACCGCTTTAGTATCCATGCCACCTTCGGAATCGACATTGACGGCGCGATAGAAACGCAAGTTTTCCATGAACTCGGATAGGCTCTGCCCTTCGTAACCTTTGAGAATATAAATCAATTCTTGCGCGTCCTCAAAGGTATTGGAAAGGTCACTCACACGCTTGTCGTACTCGTCTATGAGCGCTTTGTAGAAGGTTAGGTCATTGATACACTCTTCATTATTCTTGAAGCACACGAACGGTACACGGTCCCAACCATAACCTGTATCATTCAAATAAAAATGGCTGGCAGGATTCTCTTCTTCCGAAAAGTCCATGATCCAGCCGTTATCTTGTTTGATGTAATAATAGATTTGTGTGGAATCATAAATCTCCGCTTTCTCAACATTGTTTCCGTCCTCATCCACTGTGGTGTAGTGATGAATGACGTATTTTAGATTACGTGCAAGTGTGCCATCATAGATTGGGATAATCGTTTCTGCCGGCATGATAACGTATTGAAATTTCCCATTGTCATCAATGTACGGATGCAACCACTCTTTGCCTTTGTTGCTCGCATTTTTGACCAGTTCGTTCATAGTGTCGTCAAAGTCCTCGTTCGCTAGATCCGTTACCAATTCGGCAAGTGTAGCGTTATCAGAACTGAATGTGATCGGCTTACCGACAAGGTATTGCGTCTTTTGATCGACAAGCAACTTATGCCAGTTATGCGGTATCCGGTTATTCGGCTTAATGCCTTCATTGTCCGTCACCTTCACGCCGTCTTTATAGTAGGTCTTTGCGCGTCTATTGATGTCATTGTCATTGAAGTAGTATTCCACGCCTTTTCGCATATCTGACGTGTCGTATTCATCAATAATCTTTTGCAGCGCTTCGCCATTTACCGGATCCGTCCTGATTTGCTGTGCACTTGCGTTGATCAATGCAATAATATCTTCCGTTTCTGTTGGTTCCCAAGGCCATTTCATGTGATCACCTTCTTTACTTCAAAATTCTGACGCCACCATAACGCATGTCATCCTCAAGACCGTAGCGTGTGGCATCAATTGTATGGTTATCTTTATCAGGAAAACGGGATTTGACTTCACCGTTTCGATCAACCTCAAGTGCATAGTTAACAAACTCTTTTCCTGCCCTCGGTGCCCGTTCGGGATCAATCACAATTTCCTCAAGGTCTTGCAAAAACTTTGTTCCAGTCTCCACTGATCCCGGGCCTTTCTTTGCTCCACGAATTCTCATTCCATATGACTTCAATTCTGCTAATGATTTTGGTTCGGCAGAGTCACCAATTGTTGGTGTATCGTTGTAAGCCTTTGCTTTCTCATAAAATTGACGGTTGAATAATTTTATACCACTAATCTCTTTAAACAGATACAGGCGCCTTATGCGGCGTTCAAAGTGCATTCGTTCGAAGGCCAGTGGATCGACCGCATAGCCAAAGTCCAACCCTTGCCGGATATGGTCAAACATCTCAATTTCCTTGTCCGTGATCGTCCGAATTGTGACGTTGGTGAATACTTCAAGGCCCGTTCCGGTTTCCTCACCAAGATATTCATGACGATACGCCATTTCATTGACATTTTTGAGGTGTTCAGATTCGGTTATGAATATCTCACCAAGCCATTCATGCGGCACCGTCAAATAGGTTGAGTGGTGAACCATGCGCCCCGGTTTGCTAATCTTCGTTTCTTGGTTCACCCAAGAGCGCGCACTTTTCGGTGGATTGAACGAATAAAAAGAGATCCGGTTCCTGTTCTCGCCACGAAAGAGCGATTGCAAGATATTCCGAATCTCTTCCATTCCTCCGAATTGGTCTACTTCTTCGAACCAGGCATATTTGATATAGCCACGGCCAAGATTGATAGACTTAATCTTGCGTGGGTTGTCAGCAGCCTTGAACACGATCTTTTGACCGGTTGGGATATAAATAATCTGCATTGGTGACACTTGGAACTTAAAATAGCCAGCGATACCTAATTTGTTCGCTGACCACTCAAATTGACCGTATACAGTTTCACGTAACTCATTCTGATACCGCCGGAACACAACGGCATTCGCTTCAGGATCAGCTATAATACCGAGCAATATTTCCACGCTGATGAACGATGACTTGGTAGAACCACGTCCACCTTTGAGCCAATATTCTGTGTGGCGATCATTTTTAAGATCATGATGTAGTCCGTAAAATGATGGGGCGATGCAATCAATTAGGCTCATGACTGATCACTTGGCTTTGGGATATTATCGATGATCTTGACGGTTCCTTCAATGCTGACGTTATCAGTAAATGTTCCCCATCGTTTACCTAGCAGTTCAGCGGCCTTAATGCGATCTTTAGCCGAAACGGCGATGTCATCAATTTCTTGGTATCCTTCACCCATTCCTCTCAGCGTCTGTTCTTTCTGTTCTCCACGCATAACCGATGAGAGATATCGTAGTACCTCATCTTGCTTGGCGATGCGTGCTTCTTCTTTTTCTTTCATACGTTGCTCTATTGCTGACTTGATGTCTAGTTTTGTTAGGTTCTCTTGTCCTATCTTTCTTGCCGTTCTCTTGCTGTATCCTGCTCGTATAGCCGCCTGTGTGGCGTTTAAATCAATCAGGTATTCATCTATGAACGTCTGCTGTTTTGGTGTTAATTTACTCATAATGCATCGCCACCATCTCCTTTTCTGTCAGCATTGAATCCATTCTTCTTCACACATCGCAGGAACGGGCACAGCCCTTCCCGATCCAACCATATGCATCCTTTGCATCCTTCATTTGGATCTTCAATCTTCATGCCATGCCCTCCTTTGCGCAAAATAAAAACACTCCCGAAGGAGTGCTGACTATCATTCTTGTAAGAAAACTAATTTTTCATCTTTGTAAATTCGCTTTGCGCTAATTGGAAAATCATCTTTAAGCCCTAACTTTATCCACTGGCTTTCATTTTTATCGCGGCTCCACACTATCGCCGTTTTAGTATGTCTCCAAGATGTTTTCCCTTTAACAAAAGATAGTATCTCGTCGTAAATTTCACCATTTTTTATGAAGGTATATGATGTCCCGAAAATAATTAAAAAGTCATCTTCATCAGTTTCGATGATATACAGCTTCGTTTTCTCGGGTATTCTATAACTCGTCAATTTTCGATATGTTGTTTGCATTTAGATTCCCCCTTTTCATTGATTATCGGAGGAATACTAACATAATTCAATATAAAAAGCGCCCTCTTCAGGCGCTCGACCGGGTTTATCCCCGATCCATCTTCACACTACAATCATAACAGGATAATTATTCCATGTTCGGTCATTTATCAGCCATTATTCTGTCGTTTTTCGGTCACTTTCTTAAAGTTGTTCTCAAAATCATATTTATTGAACCATTTATGATGTCCATCTGGATATTCTACCGAGTAATCACCATCTGAAATTATAAACGGTCCCTCTTTTATATCCCCATTGAAACAATACTCATCTTTAATTCTGATAATCGTAAATCTCTTATACTCATCTGTTTTTTCTTCAAAATCTTTTTCAAAAAACTGAACAGCTTTAACAGGTTGAATGTATTCTCTCATTTCCTACCCCACCTCGCACTCGTTTTCACAATATACCTCAATTCTAAGCGCAAACGCCAACTTATAAAAGGCTCTATTTCGTTTCCGGTAATATGTTTTTTCTGACATGCCAAGATCCATATATGCCATGTAATCCGTGCATTCGTCTGTTTTCATGTATCTGTTAATAATGATTGACTGTTCTGTGCTGTTCAAACGGCTCACAGCCCACCGTACACGCTTCAAATACCATTCCCGATGTATTTTACCGTCAACATTAAATATCGCTGCATCTTCGGTACTAGAATGAAATGCATTGGTATTTGACGGAGGAACAATACTCCATGATGCAGTGACTTTCGGTACTTTTATCTCCGGTTCACGCAAAATATACAGTTGGTATCTCTCAAGGGCTTCTTTTACGGCTTCGATTGTTTTCTGTTTATCTATGTCTCTAAATAGGCTTTGCATACGGTTATCCCTCCCGTTATGGTAGAATAGCTTTAGGGTGCCGGGAGAGATTCCGGTTTTTTTAATGCATCATTGTAAGCTAATCAGTCTGTTACTAAATAAACTTCTTCTGCTGCGCTTATTCCTTCGAGATAACTCATGTAATTGAAATAATGATTACCTTGCAATCGGCATATTATTTCATCACAGCGCACTTTATTTTCGTAGATGTTATAGAACATGATTTTCTTTGTTCTTGGGTGATGCGTAACCCAGTTGTCCCACCACTTAACCAAAATAGCATCGCCTTTTTTCAATGCTTTGAATTGTTCAATCTTCGTAAGTTTATTGATTTCCACTCCTATTCACTCCTCACTTCCATCATTGCGTCATAATACCCTTTCAAATGCCCGTCTCGTGCTATCCACTCATCACGGCACTCATTACACTCCTGTTTGCTTTGCTCTGCTGTATCGGCTTCCTGTGACCGTTTAATTGCGTTTACGGTACATTGGAACAATTCTTCTCGAGACAATGTTTTAAGGTTGTCCATGTGTCACCTGCTTATGTCGGTGTAGTGTCGAACTGCGAATTAAACTTTCATAGTGCTTACTTTTGAATCGGTAAGCTCGTCGCTTATTGTAAGAGATTCATCTTGGAGCATTTCCAAATCTTCCATATCTGTTGGAAGTTGTTTAGAGAAGCTATCTTCCCAAACATCTCGTCTAAGCAATACCGTCCGTTTAATGGTTACTTCAATTGCCACTCTATTCATAATTAATTTCTCCTTTTGTTTCGTTTTAGCTGTCAACTGCGCAACCGCTCATATCCGTTGTACAGCTGCGTTTTTGTAATGGTGTATTCCTGCATTGTTGGGTCATCACTATAGCAGTAGTGGATGTATCCGTCTAAGTCCTCGTACCATACCCAAATCAATTCTTGCCTTTCTGCGTTCTCGAAAAGGCAATCAAATTTATGAGCGACTTTCATCTCCACTCATATCCACGATTACTTAGTACCAGCACCCCATGACGTTTACTGTACGGCACCAGTTGGCGTGCTGTCTGCTTGTTTATTCCATCCTCGAATACTGTGATCGCCGTCAACAACTCGTTCTCTGTCGTCCTGCTGAGGTGCTCAATGACTCGTCTACTCATGGGATCACCTCAAGGTTCCGGATAGAGAATAATATTTTTTCCATCCTCACCGATAATTCCAACGCTTGTCCATAAATGAACGGAGCTTTCGTATAACATAACCTCAGCATCATCAGAAAAGTCCTCTAATTTATCAATCAGCTCTGCTTTTGTCATGCTGTCACCTTCCCTACCAAAAATGGATGCAGATAATCCAGCACAATCCCATTCCGGCTCCATACCGACTCGCAATTTTCCAAGAACCATTCGTAAGGAATACTCTTCCGCCCGCCATTCGGCACCGCGTCATGCCATTTGATAAACTCCTTGATCGGCAAGATATAAGTCTCATTGTGCTTTACGAACCGCACAAGCAGGAACGCATAGCCGCCGCAATCCTTGTATCGTTTCAGGTACCGCGTCTGATGGTCATGGACGTTCCGCAGCGGAAAGCTTGTCCGCTCGATTGTCTCCTTCGCGTCAAACGCGATCCCTCTGCCGTTCAGGCAGCCGATAAAGTCCACCGTGCTCTTTTTCGCTGGTATCAGCTTACTAAAGTTCCCCTTCCGATCACGAATCGGTTTGAACGGAGTCGCAATTTTCTGGATCACAGCGATGCCCTTGTGCTGATAAACTAGATTGCTAGATTCGATTTCTTGTTCAAGCTGCATGCCTAGGTTTGCATGTGTCATGGCTCGTCCACCTCGTTTTCCATTACTTTTCTTGCCTTCTCTCTAGACCATTCATCGTCTGCGTTTTCCCTTATCACTGATAAGCCGATATTAAGCCGTTCATTTTCTGCTCTAAGCCGTTCAATCTCACCCACTGCCCACTCACCATCCGAATGTCTCAAAATAACAGCAGGACTTTTCTTGTATTCCTCTAGCTTTTGTTTGATGTAGTCAAGGCGATCAGGCATTTACATCATCTTCTTTCAGCCAATCTGCAACGTCAGGATGCTCTTTGGCGATAATTTCAAGTGCCTTTTTAACACCTTTCTTAATCCCGATTACTCGAATTCGTACATCATCTCCCGACGGATATTTAGCCTCTTCCTGCCGATCAGTAAGATACATTTCTAGTTCTTCCCTTGGACTCAACGGATTGACGATCTTCTTGCCACTGAAAACAGCGTAGACAAGATCAATAATTTCCTCTGCATCGTTCGTACTGAAGCATTCAAGTGCTCCTTTTAATCTGCCCATTCTGTTTTTCTGATGATCGTTCAAATGGCTGAGAGTGTTTATGCCAACTTTTGTTTTCAATGTATATGGTTCACTCATCGCTCTTGCTCCCTTCGATAACTTTCAGCGCCGCTTTGCAGATTGCGAGTGGTGCTGATTCATTAGTTTCTTTAATGTACTGGTATACTTTCGGAGTATCTATGATTGCTGATGCCATCCATTTCCAATCTACGGTTCTGTTAATTCCAAGTATTTTAAAGTGTTCAGCAACTTCCCAAGCGTCTCGCATTTCCAATGTTGGCTGAAAAATATGATTTATAGTTCCGTCAAAAACGGTAATTTGATTTCCGATTGGTTCGAATCGTATTCTTTTGAAACCCATCGCTTCCGCTAGCTTGCGGTCGATCTCAAGATTATTCATGACTGTTCCTCCTCAATCTTCTGTTTGATCTCGTCGTAGGATTCAACCGTCAAAATAGGTGTTTGATGATTTTTTAACCAGATTTTTGCAACGATTTCATCATCTGTCCAAATTTCTTCAATCGAGTTGAGAGGAACTAAATGCTTTTTCTTCACTCCATCTATGCCGTTTGTCAAAGTGACTTCAATAAATCCCTTCATGCCCACAACCCCTCATCTCTTGGCTCTATTTTCCCTTTTGATCTCAAATCGAGTATCAACACCGCTATATCATTTTGCGTCCGTCTAAACGTCTGTGAGAGCCGCATAAGCGATGCTCCGGAGATCCATAGATTGATAAATTCCCTTACTTCATTGTTTGACCATTGAAAATCAAAGCCTTCGCCTGCAATGTACGTCTCACCGCGCTCACGTGGCATCCACTGTTTAATAAGCCTTGCTTCGGTCACGTTGTTGAACGGTTCTGCCATCGCCATGGGATCAGCCTTCTTTCAGCAGATCCGGATTTTCATGGATGTTGCCGATGACTTCCGCTGAAATTACTTTTTCATCTTTGCACCACATGACACACCAGCCGAACGGATCAAAACAAGCTATTTTTTCGTTATAGGTGACAGGAACGGATTTTATAAATTGTTCAAATCCGCTTCTGTAACCACCTCTAACAACCACATTCACGATGTCCCCTTCGTAAATCTCTCGTCCGTTCTTGTCTTTCAATCCGGTAAACTGCATCAGAACACGAGGTTCTTCGCCAAAGTTTTCTTCATGGGCGAATCTCCATCCGACCATGTCATCAAAGTCCTCACGCTCGCCATAACTCATGCCGTGACCTTTTCCATATATTTCTTCACGATGTTTGTCCCATTCACGAAACTTTATCTCTCGCACGCTCCACACTCTCCTTCACAACTTTTTTAAGATTCTGATACCAAATTTCATCGTCGCACTCCACCATTTTCCCCTGTGGCATGCATAGAAAGCATCCGGTAATTGGTTCACGCCATTTATTCATGCCAATCTCCTCGCAATCTCATAAATCACATTGACCGTGACGCTGTTCCCTGCTTGCTTGTACAATTGGCTGTCTGAATTGACTTTATGTGCCCGATCGAACGCCCAATCTGGATATCCTTGGAGTCTCCAGCACTCACGTGGCGTTAGTTTACGTATTTGAATACCGTCATGAAGAAAGTTGTTTTCGTGATACGCCATTCCAGTTACGGTTGTTGCAATATCGTGTGATCCACCTTTATTTGCTCCACGTGGGCGCTGTATGACTGCTACGCCATGCCGATCTTGACCTGTTAAAGTAAACATCGGCTCGCCGTTTTCTTTGAATCTTCGCCCATTTTGGCGCTTTTTCAAACGATCAGGAGTCAGTACAGGAATGGCTATTTTCGGTTCCTGTTTTCCGCCTTGCATTGTAGGAAGCGCCGGGCTTAATCCATCCGTTCCATATACGCGCTTTATATAGTCGTCACCTTTGATATCAAGACTTCCGACAACGTTTATTTGTGCCGACCGTTTACTTTTATAAGCGATGTAACTTCCGTTTGCCGCTCCCTCATATCTTGCTGTGACGGTATTTGTAACTTCCTGGTATCTTTGTAACCCATCAGTCTCTTGCTGACATTTTCCGAAAGGAAATACTTTTCGGGTACG